ATATGCCACAAAAGCAATCATCACAATCTCAAAAAAATGTTTTTTTATAAATGGCTTATCATAGAAGCATGATACCGATAAAAATCGCCCATAAGATCTTATCGAAATTGTAACCGCCAGCGCAATCGCTGCTGACAGTAGCAAAAGAGGTACCTGAATCTTCTGTCTCAATATAGAAAACTCAATAATTGCCGGCACAAACAATAATTCCACAGCAAAATAAAGGCGAAATACATTTAGCTCTTGCATAGAATGTTTTCTTTTCACTGCGAAAAAGAATACAACACCAATACCCCAACCGATAAGAAATATAGCAATGACGATAACTGCAAAAAATAAACTTCTGGCAACATCATCAACACCTGCACCTACAATCCACCATGGGAAGCCGTAGTAAAAAGAAGTACCCCATCCATAGAAATAAGCACTCCCCCATCCAAGGCATCCCATGTAGGCAATAAAAAGTGAAGAACTCCTGAGCAGCGCACCATCCTTCATAACCACCCCAATACAAGATGATAACATTGGCTTACAACTCATAACAAAAGCAATTCAATGCCGTCAAGAGGTTACAGGCTAAAAAAACTCTATTACATAGCAGCCAGCATGTTTACCGTACAAGTACAACTCAGGGCATAAAAAAAACCCACTCGGCAGCGGGTTTATACATTTTTTACAACATACCAAATTTGCATGAAGTATATGGCTTTTAATCCAGTTTTGCAATATTTTGCTGTAAAAATGCTGCCTTTTGTTTTGAACGTGTTCTCGTCACAAGCAATAAAGCATCACTATCAAGCTGTAGAAAAATGTGCTTCATTGCAACCCAGCGTTCAGTAAATGTCTCGGACCAGTTTTTTGTTGTCACTCCCACCAATGATGCCAGTGTCTGGTATTCATAGGCCTCACGCCCTGCAAGTTCGCTCTTCACATCCTGTGCAGCCAGCCAGATTAACGTCTTCAGGCGATCCAGTGTCTTACCTGCAATTTTTCTGTTACTTAACAAATCTTTAAACTCGCTCCATGCCCATTGCGTTATGGTGACCTGATGCCCCCATCGAACGCTTTCGCTGTAACACCAAAGCAACCATGCTTTCTGATGTTCATCGAGAGACAAAACCGCGCGGCGCCATGAAGAAGTTGAGAATTCAACCGGGCTGACCAAAGCAATGGATGAACCTTTTGCGTACGACTGCTTACCGGAAGTCGGCGTATTATCCAGCGTAATCATCTTGCCAGTTACCACATCCAGAATGCGCGGCTTCTTTCGTTTGTATGTACCAGTATCAAATTGTGCATGCTCCTGCCAGGCTTCGAGCTGGCCTTTCGTTGCTCCGTTCAAGTCAGCAGTAGCTGCCATAAGTTGCTCACGAACATACTGTAAATATTGGGTATTCATGCAGTAAATCCTTTCTATATTTTGGCATAATTCTTCAACATTCGGTAATCGTTCAAAACCGAATCGGGGAAACGACATAAGCACAGGAGCCCCCAGCGACAGCGAAGGAGTTCTGATATATAAGACTCAGACATCATTCATTCCCCGGTTCTCCAATATCTGTTTCACTCATCATCCATAACTACCTGTAATTGCCCCCCTTTTTTTGTAACAGTTCTTATATTGCTATATAGAATAGCCATTACTAATGCTTTTAAATTTAATAAAATAAAAATTATAAAAAAACATAAAACACCACGCAAACACACTTAATAAAAACACCGCTACATTAAAAGATAATAAAAACCGCAATAAAAAACGAATAAATCAATTGTCTCACGCAATTATAAAACATCATATTGATTACGCACCTTGTATTACAAACTCATGTATGTAAAATACGCGCACCATTCAAAAAAAAGGAAGACAATAACATATGAAAAAAAGTGTCATCGCTGGCGTCTTTATTGCTCTGTCATTTACCACGTGTTCAGCTATCGCGAACAGCCTTGCATTATCATTAGCAAATGATGATGCAGGGAAGTTTCAACCAATACTTAATGATATTTATGGCAATAAACATGAAAACAGAGATGATTACTCACAAGGCTTATTTCTGGGATATAGCCACGATATCTCAGACTCGAGCCAATTATCTCTCCATATTGCGCAAGATATTTACTCTCCATCAGGCAGTAATAAAAGACACAACACAGCTGTAACTGGAGACAGAGCTTTTAGTGCATACACTCACACTGGTATTGAATGGAACTCCCTTGCGAATGACTGGATTCGCTATCGATTAGGTACTGACATAGGTGTTGTTGGCCCCGACGCAGGCGGTCAGAAAGTACAAAATAAAGCTCATGAGATTATTGGGGCAGAAAAATATCATGCATGGGATGATCAAATAGAGAATCGCTACGGTTATACTGTAAAAGGGATGCTATCCATGACACCAAGTATGGATATTTTAGGTGCTAATGTTGGATTATACCCTGAAGTTTCTGCTGTTACTGGAAACTTATTTCAATATGTAGCATATGGCGCAACCATTGCCATTGGTAATGATAAAACCTTCAATTCGGATAATGGCTTTGGTCTGCTGGCTCCCCGTGGTTTAATGCATATGTCCGATACAAGCGGATTCAAATACAAGATTTTTGCAGGTATGGAAAGACGAGATGTCAATCGCAACTATACTCTCGAAGGAAAAACAATACAGACGAAACAAACAACAGTATCGCTAAACAAAACTGTTGATGAATATCAAGTTGGCGCAACAATTGGGTATGCACCTGTAGCCTTCACACTAGCATTTAATAAAGTAACATCAGAATTCAAGACAGGGGATGACTATTCATTTATAAATGGAGCAATCACCTTCTTTTTTTAACTGAATTGAATTCAATCAAAATAACATAAGTCCAACAAAAACATAAAGTGCGAAATGAATGCCAGCTCCATTTATTTCGCACTATAAAAGATTAAAAGTTGCAATAAAATAATAAAATGACTCAGTTACGAAAACCAATAAACTGTGGCCAGTAGTGAGTCGCTCATCATCGGGCTTTTTGGCGAATGAAATTTAGCTACGCTTTCGAGTCTCATCGTCTTCCCCTCTTGCCCTGTTTGACCATCAGGACGCCGTTAACTATTACATGACGCTCGCCTTTGCTGTCTCGGTTGTACTTGAGCACTGTTCCTCTTGCGCAGGAAAGCATCCTCGCCACTTCGGTCTGATTGCCTCGTGTCTGGATAAGAAGCTCTGGTATCGTTTGAATTGTGGCGTTCATGCGTTCTCCAGTTCGGTGATTTTTATTCCAAGCCGTCCGCCTGGTACTTTCACACCACGAATTACGCGAATGTCATCGAATTGCTCGTCGTCTTCCGCAAATCCGGCGTGGATAAGGGAGTCGAGTAAACCTTTCAGGATGTTGTCGAGGTCGCGGCGGCGGGAGTCTGGAACGTCTGCGATGACTTTGATGCGGAGTCGTGATTTGGTGAAAATGTCTAACTAAAGTTGGCGGATGATTTGCTGAACGTCTTTTCGGTATTTCTGGCCTTTATCGCTGATGTAGTATTGGCTTCCCCGTCTTCGCCAGTAGGTGTTCACCGACGGCGGGTATGGAAGCACAAACTGATATTCGTTCATGACTTAATCTTCCCCTCCTTCAGCAGTATCGCCTGCGTCCTGATCACGCCTTCGAGGTGGTAAAGTCTGGCGTCTTTGTTGTCGAGAATCCTTGTGCGTCGGTCGATCTCCGCGTGGCAGTCACTACAAGCCCATGCGCCGATCAGGTCGTCAGGTTTCATTCCCGTTCCGCAAATTCCAGCCATCCGGTAATGTGCCAGAACTGTAGTTTCAGGATTTCCATTGCATATGCCGTAAATACGTACCTGGCATTCTCTTCCGCGCGCTTCTTTGCGTAGGTTAGCCATGACTTCTCCCCCATTTCTCTTGGCATCTCCTCAACCACACTCGCATATTTTGGCTGGTAATATCGGTATGCTCTCCGCTGTATTCATTTTGTGAGTGCTTGCATCTCACATAAACAAATACGGCAAGCAATGGATATGCGAATAACAAAATAAATAACAGAGCTGTAGCAACAGATACTTTCACAAAAAATGCAGGCAACTCTCTGACCTGATAGTCTGGAAAATCCAAGAATTCATCGATTATGTTGTTAGCAACATTGGTAGTTGCAATACATGCGACTGACAGACAATCAAAATAATTAAAGTCATATCCAGCCGCAGCAGCCCATGTTGGATTGTCTTGAAAATGTTTAAACGTTATTTTTCCGTATCGGCTAATCACCATCGTCTTCTTCCTCGTACATTGAGCTATTCGGATCGCTCATCAGTTCTGCGCAGTTATGGTCTGCCATGGTTTTCATGAAAACCCAGTTCTTTTTCTGCCCTCTTCCTTTCTGCAATAGCGTCAATGATGCTAGCAAATATTCCAAGATATTTGGTGCGCCCATCTACGCATATATTCGCAATCCACTTGCATCTCTCTTTATTGAAATACACTCCAGTCACTCCTGACGAATTGGTTATTTTTCTCTTTTGGTTCTGTGCATTCTGTTGGTGTGTAACCAATCGAAGATTAGATAGCCTATTATCTGACCTTACTCCATTTATATGATCAAATTTATACCCTAATGGAATCTCACCATTATTTATCATCCATATAACGTGGTGAGCATAAGTAATTACACCATCGATAGTTAACATCCTATAACCATCACTCCTAATGTAACCAGCAACACTGCCAACCTTAACATTATTAGAAGGAGACACTTTCCATCTAAGTACACCTAAAACATCATCATATGATAATTTATTTCTTAATTCGTCTATGTTGCTTATATTTCTCATTATGTTCCACCATATTTAAGCATTCATATATACAACGCTCACACACGTGAACTTCCAGCACATGCAGCTTCTGACCGCAGTTAGCGCACGTTAAAGCTCGCTCGACACTTCCTTGTTCGTAACTTCGATTTTGGTCAATCACCTTGTTTTCCTCGCACGTTCTCTAAGCCACCGGATATCCCACAGATGAGCCGTGTAGTTGAAGGTTTTTACGTCAGATTCTTTTGGGATTGGCTTGCGTTTATTTCTGGAGCGCTTCGTTGGAAGGTATTTGCAGTTTTCGCAGATGATGTCGGTGATACTTCGTCGCTGTCGTCTCATGCCGCCCTGTCTCCCCATCGCGCTTTCCATTCGAGAGCTAGTCGCGCTTCGTCTGACCACTTAACGCCACGCTCTGTACCGAATGCCTGTATAAGCTCTAATAGCTCCGCAAATTCGCTTACACGCATCCTGCTGGTTGACTGGCCTATTACCACAAAGCCATTCCCGGCAAGGTTAGGAACAACGTCCTGCTGCTTTAATGCTGCGGTAAACACACACTTCCAGCTTTCTGCATCCAGCCAGCGACCATGCCATTCAATCTGACGCGAAACGTCACCAAGGCAAGCCCAAAGCTTTCGATTCTGGTCTAAGCTGCGGTTGCGTTCCTGAATGGTTACTACGATTGGTTTGGTTGGGTCTGGAAGGATTTGCTGTACTGCGTGAATAGCGTTCTGCTGATGTGCTGGAGATCGAATTTCAAAGGTTAGTTTTTTCATGACTTCCCTCTCCCCCAAATAAAAAGGCCTGCGATTACCAGCAGGCCTGTTATTAGCTCAGTGATGTAGATGGTCATTTAATACTCCGTCACGTTTTCCTGTCGCCACGACTCGTCATATTCCGATTTCGGCATATTGGCGATGTAGCTATATGGCGATCCCGATTCAAGTTGCAGGAACTGGTGCGATTGCTCGTCAAGGAACAACGGGACACCACCTTCCCAACCTTCGCCGTTACGTTGTTTTTCAAGCATCAAAACAGATGCCGGAGATGCCAGTAGCTGTTCGTCCTTCTCTGACATCTTTTCACCACTCTGAACTCTCTGTAACGCTCTCTCGCGAGCCTTGTTACGCCAGATGATGAAAAGGTTGTCTGTCAGGTCTGTTATCGCTCCAGAGCCTTTTACGTCCATTTTCCCGGTTGGTTTTTCTTCGCTGTCTCCTTTTCGCGAGTGAGTAACGAGAATGACGTGGGAGTTTGTTTTGTTTTTGAAGTCGCAAATCGAGTCAACAAACGCCTTCTGCCCGTTATAGTCATCGTCGCCTATGCCACATTTCATCAGGCTGTCGATGATGAATAACTGGATGCCGTATCGGCGGCGAGCGTAGTCGAATATTTCGATCAGCCTGTCGGCTTTCGCCGTTCCGGTCAGGCCAAACACCCAAAGTCTTTCGTCATAAAATTTAAATGCAGAGTCAATTTCCAGCACTGGCGGCATCTTGCAGCACGTCGCCTGACGGGTAAGTCGCTTAAGGAGAATGCCTGGCTTCAGCTCAAGTGACGCGATGCACGTCTTCACACCCTGACGCATTGCCTCAAGTGCCATATGCCCGACAACCTCCGTTTTTCCGTGACCGTTCACACCATTGACCAGCGTCAACTCGGCCTCACGGAACTGGAATTTATCTGCCAGAGATTCCCACGGTGGATTAAACAGATACTGCTGCTTGCCGTAGAAAGCGTTGATAGTGTCCTGGTAAAACTCTCGCGCGCTGTAGAGTTCTTCGGGATCGAAGTAGGATGCCGTGCCGATGTACTGCCAGATTTCATCCTCGGTAACACCGTTCATCAGGCATTCGTTGATGTCTTTGTACGGCAGAGTAACAAGACGGCAACGATGTTCACCGAGTCGGCTTGCGATTTCCCTTGCGGCTTCACGACCAACATCATCAACGTCCATCGAGATGAATATTTCCTCAAACCTGTCGAGGTTGTGATACTCAAACTCAATCCACTGCTGCTTAGCGCCTTTCCCGCCACCAAACGGCACGGATAACGCCGAGATGCCGTATTGCGCATAGCTCATACAATCAATTTCGCCTTCGCAAAGTACAACCGCCCTCACGCCAGCGTCCAGAGCCTGCCATCCGAACAGACAAGGTTCGCAATCACCTTCTGCCATAATGACTTTCTTCCCGTCCGGTCGCTCAGTGCTGATTCGCTTGACCTGCAACAACTCACCATCGCGTTTGTACGGAAGCACCAGTGCATCAAGTTCTCGTTCTCCATTCCACACCTTGCCGCTGACAACCTCGTAGCGCTTTACGACTTCTGGCGATATGCCACGCGATTGCAGGTACTCAAGATGGGATTCTGTTCTGGTAACGTAGCGGGCGATTTTCTTGCGATCAGGTCTGGAGAATTTCTTCTCACGTTTGGCATCGAAATGGTGATCGTCATCCTTGATACCGAGAAATGCTTTCGCTTCCTGCATAGCCTGATGCAGGTTAATTCCTCGACATGCCATCCACAAATCAAGCATGTCACCGCCGTCTCCCTCAGCGAAATCAGCCCATTTTTTCTTGCCGCTAAGGTTGACCTTAAGGCTGTTTCCCTTGTCACCGTTGACGTTACCGGCAACCCACTCATGCCCCTCTTTCTTGCCGTTTGGCAACAGGTGCGGAGCCACCCTGTCAACCTGCGCCCAAAGCAGGTCGCTAAGTTCACTTGGCGTCATGATTCCCTCAGATTGAGATTTTTAAACCAGAAATCGACAAACGAAATACTTAACCAGCCGTGGTTATAACCAGCGACCAGTAGCGATTTGATTTTTGATTTCATGGTTCACCTGTCGAAAAACACGTAGCCAGTTTTCGATACGGTGATTGCGGATGATGGTTTGGATTGTGGTTGAATGGTTTCTGGCTTTTCGTCGTTCCAGCGCTGACCGTTCAGGTAGCTCGATGGTAACAACCTGTCGAATCCGAACTGCTTACCATTCCTGCATGCGATGTCTTCTGCCAGCATCGTGGCAAACTCGCTTGCCGTACCCCTGGTAGTTTTACGCCATTCCCTGAACTGTGTTCTGAATGCCGAAGCTGCGTTTTTCTTCCCGGCTTTCCGCATGCCTGCACACCAGAATATTTCCTCGAATGCCTTGTCGGTTTCTTCGTGACGGTCAGGAGTTTTTTCACACTCTGTTCGGACATGTTCGAACATAATGTTTTTAGGTTCATTGACTGGTTCAAAAGAGTGATAGGTTCTGGGGGCAGCTCCTGCCCCACCCCCTAGGTCAGCTCCTGCCCCACCTGATTCTGGTTGTATTTGTTGTGCATTATCCAGCGTCAGATAAAAAACGTTTGACTGGTTAAGCTCTCCTTTTCTTCTGAATTCCCTTTTCAAAAGCCCCATCTCTTCCAGCGCCCTAATGTGACTTTTTACTGTCGATCTGCTCACCTCACACTGGTCAGCGACATGTTGATATGAAGGCCAGCATTCGCCATTATCATTGGCGTTATCGGCAAGTTTAATCAGAACCAGTTTTCTCAGTGGGTTGCCAACCTTTATATTCATGGCCTTAGCCATAAGATTCATGCTCATTTTGACTTCTCCGAAGTTTTGTACCTGTTAAGTATTTCTCTCAGTGGCACAGCTATTGCTGGATTAACCCCCTGATAAAACTGGTCACGTAGCACATCTTTTCGGTGATTAACGCGTTTATTTTCCTGCGTTTTTCGCATATAATTACCTCGTTGGATGTTATTAAAATTCCATTTGTATTTGATCAGAACGCTCGGTCTTGCACACCGGGCGTTTTTTATTGGTGAGTCCATCAAGCGCATACTTAAAAGCCCTGCTAATCGGACTTATGTCTGATGCCATTCCGAAAGCACACAAGACCGAAGCAATAAATCTCCAGTCCGTTCTGCTTATCTTCGATTCATGACAGCCAATCATCTTTGCCAGACCGCGCTGGGTAAGCGTTGACAGGTTGATGAGTAAATCAGTTTCTGCGCGATCAATTTCTCGCTGTGTTGGCTTGCTGTAACTTGCTTGTGTCATTTCTTAATATTTCCAATAGTGAATAGTTAGTTGAAAGGTATGCGTGGAAACGCATATGGCCTTAGTTGGTCAGATATATTGGGACTCGCTTTGTCAGCGACGTAGGACGAATGTCCATTGTGAAAATAGCGGTGTTACTTATGCAGTTGTTTTTTGTTACTTGGGAAGGGCTTTACCTCTTCCGCATAAACGCTTCCATCAGCGTTTATAGTTAAAAAAATCTTTCGGCCTGCATGAATGGCCTTGTTGATCGCGCTTTGATATACGCCGAGATCTTTAGCTGTCTTGGTTTGCCCAAAGCGCATTGCATAATCTTTCAGGGTTATGCGTTGTTCCATACAACCTCCTTAGTACATGCAACCATTATCACCGCCAGAGGTAAAATAACCAACACGCACGGTGTTAGATATTTATCCCTTGCGGTGATAGATTTAACGTATGAGCGCAAAAAAGAAACCATTAACACAAGAGCAGCTTGAGGACGCACGTCGCCTTAAAGCTATTTATGAAAAAAAGAAAAATGAACTTGGCTTATCCCAGGAATCTGTCGCAGACAAGATGGGGATGGGACAGTCAGGCGTTGGTGCTTTATTTAATGGCATCAATGCATTAAATGCTTATAACGCCGCATTGCTTGCAAAAATTCTCAACGTTAGCGTTGAAGAATTTAGCCCTTCAATCGCCAGAGAAATCTACGAGATGTATGAAGCGGTTAGTATGCAGCCGTCACTTAGAAGTGAGTATGAGTACCCTGTTTTTTCTCATGTTCAGGCCGGGATGTTCTCGCCTGAGCTTAGAACCTTTACCAAAGGTGATGCGGAGAGATGGGTAAGCACAACCAAAAAAGCCAGTGATTCTGCATTCTGGCTTGAGGTTGAAGGTAATTCCATGACCGCGCCAACAGGATCCAAACCTAGTTTTCCTGACGGGATGTTAATTCTGGTTGACCCTGAGCAGGCTGTTGAGCCAGGTGATTTCTGCATAGCCAGACTTGGGGGTGATGAGTTTACCTTCAAGAAACTGATCAGGGATAGCGGTCAGGTGTTTTTACAACCACTAAACCCACAGTACCCAATGATCCCATGCAATGAGAGTTGTTCCGTTGTGGGGAAAGTTATCGCCAGCCAGTGGCCTGAAGAGACGTTTGGATAACACGTAAATGATTAAAGAACGTATTTCTTATATCATTCCGATTGCGATGGATGAAGGCAACCCAGTAACTCCAGTTCTTATCTATGAAATGGATAAAGACTCCCATGAAGTGGATCTATCATTTGGCGCTTTTTTTATCGGCCTTAAGGCTACAAAAAAATATTCCATAGGCATTGAGGTTTTCAATGCTCAAGAAATACCGATACCAATTGACACAAAACTGTACTCCAACCATAAGTTTTTTACGGTAGCAGAAGCCAACGATGGAGAAACCATCGTATCAACTTCTATGAGAATTAACTTCCCAAGGGTGAAAATTATCAAGCCTGGGATATTCGAAGTTAGAGCATCACTGGTTAATCCTGATAAAGGCGAAGTAATTGATGTAAAAAGTTCGTTTTTTGACGTGAAGATAACAGGATCAGTTCGCGATGAGTTTAGATAACAAGGTTGCTCAGCTTCGTCCAAATCAAAACATATCTCGCCCAATTGGACACTATTCCACTGATGATGCATACTCACGGCATGGTGGAGGAAACGGCGGAGGTAACATGCTTGAGGCTAGAGTTGCAAAGCTAGAGTCTGATGTTGAATACATCAAGCGCGATCTCGCTGAAGTAAAGTCAGATATAAAATCTGTAGATTCTCGTCTGTCAGGTATTGAGACAAGCATTAGCTCAGCAAAAATCACCATCAAGGCATCTGCGGTCGTTGTCAGTTTCGTGTTCGCATTTTGCGCCTACATTTTTGGAAGTTATGTTTCCAAAATCCTTGATGCCTTAAACGGACTCGTTCTTAAGTAACACACAACCCGGCCTCAGCGCCGGGTTTTCTTTACCTCACGATCCCCTTCACCCAATAACACATAACCAATTGTATTTATTTGAAAATTAATAGATACAACTCACTAAACATCGCAATTCAGATCTCTCGATCACCTCCCAAGCCACACACCCCTGCAAAAAAATAAATCTATATAAAAAACATACAGATAACCATCTGCGGTGATAAATTATCTCTGGCGGTGTTGACATAAATACCACTGGCGGTGATACTAAACACATCAGCAGGACGCACTACTCACCAGGGCGGTGAATATACAACGATTCAAGCAAGAATCTACGGCGCTGACAAAGCGCAATAACCAAAGTGAACTTTGGGGTGTGGTGAAGGGTTCATGGACGGGAATATGTCGCACGTAAAGCGGCGAGGCCTGCGGGACTATTGCCGAATTGAAGTAGGCCGAAACAGGTCGAAATGGGTCTCCCACCGACCACACCACCAAAGTTCATCAGGAGGTCTATATGACACGCAGAACTCAGTTCAAAGGCAATTCACGTTCTCGTCGTCGTGAGCGTTTAAAGGCAAAGGCATTAGCTAACGGCGTACTGGCCCGCGAAGAAGCAATAAGTTCAGAAGTATTACACCGCCCTACTCTAAGCAGAGCGCAGATTCAGGCTAAAGGTACTCACGAAACGCCTGAGCGCATAGAAGACGCTAAGCCAATTAAGTTCATAGCACAGGACGTGATCTGGCAACAGAAAGAATACAGACGCAATCTGGAGCGAGCGGCCATTGTGTACGCGAATGAGTTTGGACATAAGCAACCAGAAACTGGTGTATGTCTTCCAAACGTAGCCATTTACGCGGCAGGCTACCGGAAATCCAAACAACTGACAGCAAGATGACTTGTGTTGGTCGCCAGAAAATGAAATTAGGCAGCAAACCACTTATTTGAGGTGAGATATGACAAAATCATGGAGCGTACCTTTTCCTGAATCAGAAACTGAACATGATGGAATGCCTGTTTTCTGGAGATTCCAGGCGACAGTTGAAGAAGATGGGATCAAAATATTCGCACTTCAATATATAGCTTTTCATCAGACAGAGCATTATGCATGGTTGGTTCCTGCGCATTGGATTGTTAATTTTAAACCAGCACCAAATCAGTGGTTACAGGAATGGAAACAAAGGAGAAATAGATATGCAATTAAGAAAGTAGCAAAAAATGCAGAAAGATCTTTTGCATTCCCGACGAAGAAACTTGCCATTGAAAGTTTATTGCGCCGAAAGAAATACCATTTGATGAGAATCAAACAAGATTTGGCTGTTGTATCAACTCTTGTTGATGGGATGAAGAATATTGATACATCAACACCAGATATTGAATATAACTTTGGACACAACCAAGAAACAGAAAATTGGGTGTTTTATTAGTACGAATAAGCACTGTGTATTCATTCCAACGAGTGAATACACGGAGCAATGTCGCTCGTAACTAAACAGGAGCCGACTTGTTCTGATTATTGGAAATCTTCTTTGCCCTC